ATGTCTGTTCTAGACGCATGGGCTGAGTACATGACCGCCACCGGGGCATCCCCCGCAACGGTCGCGACGCGGATCCGATCGATCCACTCGTTGATGAAGACAGCCGAAGTGACCAACCCGTTGACCCTGACACGGATGCACGTGCTCACCTGGCTGGCCAGGCCGCGGAAGCCGTGGACGAAGGTCACCTACTGGCGAAGCTTGCGGGCGTTCGATCAGTGGTTGACAGAGTTTGATCTTGGGGATCTTCAACTGACGAAGGGAATCCCGCGTCCGAAGATCCCCGATCCGATCGCGCGGCCGATCACCGATGAGGCGGTGAACGCGCTACTCAAGGCGAGGTTGTCGCGGCGGGCTGCGGCGTACGTCCGGCTGGCGCTGTTCCAGGCGTTGCGGGTTCACGAGATCGCGAAGATCCGCGGTGAGGAACTCGACCTGGCCGCTGGCTGGCAGACCGTGGCCGGGAAGGGCGGGGTCGTGAAGCCGATCCCGATCCATCCGGAGATCGAGAAGCTGGCCGAGTCAATGCCGGAGTACGGGTGGTGGTTCCCGTCGCCGATCCGGACGAATGATCATGTGTCGGCGGTGACGGTGTCGCAGACGGTCGGGAACGCGTTGCGCTCGGTGGGCTGCCGGGCGACGGCGCACCAGCTGCGGGACACGGGGGCTACTCGGTTCCAGCGGCAGGTGAAGGACATCCGAGTCACTCAGGCGTACCTGCGGCACAAGTCGTTGGCGTCCTCGATGAAGTACACCGAGGTCGACAACGTCACGTTGTTGAACGGGGTCCGTGCGTTGCATTGGAACCCGATCGTTGGGGATATCCATCCTGTGGAAGGGAAAGCGTCATGATCAACAGCACGGTGTCGCGGCGGGGGCTGCTCGGCCTGATCGGGGTCGGTGTGGTCGCCGGGCTGGTTGGGGTTGAGCAGGCGCACGCTGCCGGCGTAGCGCGGTGGAACCGGACGACGGTCCACGTTGAGAACCTGCTCGGGTCGGCGTGGCCGGTCCGGGCCGCGGCCGAGGCTTGGGACGACTCGTCCGCGTTGGACCTGGTCGCGGTCGAGGGGCCGGCGCCGATCCGGGGGACGTCGATCATCACGGTGAAGTGGGGCCAGCTGCCGACCGGGACGTTGGGGTACTGCTCGACGTCGAAGGATGGTTACGGCCGGTACAAGCGGGCGGTAATCACGATCAACGACAGGATCGTGAAGTCGTACCCGTACCAGTTGAAGGTGATGTTGGTGCGGCACGAGATCGGGCACGCGCTCGGCTTCAACCACACGACGAAGCGGGACGTGATGAACCAGTCGATCAACAGCGCGGGGTCGCCGCTGCTCGGCTACTACCACCTGGACACCCTGCGACGGGTGTACGGGTCATGAGCGCCGAGACGGAGGCAGAGGACCTGACCAAGCTCGATGCGCTGGAGTTGTCACAGCGGCTGCAGTTGGCGCGGATCGATCGGGACGGGTGGGCCACGTCCGTGGCTGACTTCGCGCTGGACGGCAACGAGGATCTGCTGCCGTTCGCCCTGGCCCACTATGCCGAGGCGAAGACCGCCGAGGCGGTGTTGGCCGCCGAGAACTCTCGGCGGTGCGACGAGTACCGGCGGCAGGGCCTGATCTAGAACGACGCTCGGCGGGAGGGGTGGAGCCCTCCCGCCGAGCTACCCCGGTCCGGACTCCCCCGGCCGGGGCCAACCGACCGACTTACGAGGAGTCGATCAGCCATGCATCACCCTACCGATGACCCGAGAGAGGTACGGGCCTTCTGCACCAACTGCGGCAGGTCCCTGCCCGATAGCCGGGTCGCCCGCTGGAACAGATGGTTCTGTGACGAAGGGTGCGCCCGGTACTGGCAGGACAGGAAGGGCCGGCGGTGATCCCGCGACGGCGCCGGCCGGGCGACGATCCCCGACCCCGGCAGATCGATTGGGGTCTGCTGCTGCTGCTCATCATCGCGATCGAGTTGGCCGCCTGCCTGATCACGTTCGCGCTGATCTTGATCAACACCACCAACTGAGAGGAACCAACCAGAGATGTCAACCATGATCCCGCCGCCGCCGCAGCAGTTCGTCCAGCCGCCGAAGCGGAAGCGGTTCGGGTGGCTCGCGCTGATCATCGCCGTGGCGTGCTCGCTGGCTGTCGGGTCGTGCACGGGCGCGTTGGCCCGCGGCGGCAGCGGTACGGCCGGCGTGCCGGCGCCCACCGTGACTAAGACGGTAACGGCCAAGGCTGCACCGGCCGAGAAGCCCGCCGAGGAGGAGAAGCCGACCGAGCCGGCCGAGGAACCGGAGGAACCGGCCGGGCTCGCTGACGGCACGTACGAAGTCGGCGTCGACGTCGAGCCGGGCCGGTACAAGACCGTGGTCCCGGACGACTCGTTCGGCTGCTACTGGGCCCGACTGAAGGACGACAGCGGCGAGTTCGAGGCGATCATCGCGAACGAGAACGGCGAGCCGGGATCGCGCATGTCCGTGACGATCAAGAAGTCTGACGGGTTCTTCGAGTCGCGCAACTGCGGCGAGTGGAAGCGGTCGGACTAGGCCGACTCGGCGGCGTAGATCGCGTCACCGATCGAGGTCCCGAACGGCACGAACGCGACCCGCATCGTTCGGCGCCCGACCCGTAGTTGGTCGGCCTCGTCGCTCGACGCGCAGGGGATGGTCTCGTCGTCGTCGTACGCGATCCACACCCCACCGCGGGGGCCGCTGTCGACGTGGCCCCGGTACCGTCCCGCATCGGTCGTCATCTGGCCAGTGTGCCGGTAGAGTCCGGCCCGTGTCGACACCGTGAGGTTGGGCTTTCCGCAGGGCCCGGCTGCACGTCGAAGCCGCCCCATCCTCACAGGTGGGGCGGCTTCACCTTTGTCACATCGGTACCGGGTCGGTCGTCCAGGTGGTTGGGCGGCCGACCCGGTACGCACGTCTGGGCGCCAGCCGTTGGATCAGCCGCGGGATCGTCGAGGGCCCGTCGGCGTGATCGACCAGGGACGGCCAGGTGTAGGCGACCGAGTGGCCGGCGGTCTCGGCCCACCGGGAGATCCGTTCGTCGTACGGCCGGCTGATCCGGCGGACCGCGGCCAGCATGTCGCCGATCAGGTCGGTCCGGATCGCGACGGCCACGCCCCAGTACAGCCGGGGCGCGGTGATCCACGCCGAGCCGGTGTCGTTGGCTGCGGCCATGGCGCGGCGGGCCGGCTGGACGGTGGCCGGCGGGTAGTTCGTGCCGAGGTAGAACGAGACGACCGGGGCGGGTGCGGCGGCGAGCGCGGCCGGGGCCTGGCGGGCGATGTCCGCGACCGGCAGTGCGTCGTCCTGCATCACCACGTGCCAGGCCGCGGCGGGGTCGTAGGCGGCCCAGCAGCGGTCACCGTTGGCGTTCTCCCCGACCTGGTCTTCGTCGAGCCACAACCGGCCGCCGAGCGCCCACGCGAGCGCGGTTGCTTCCCTCGACCGCGACGGGTGCCCCATCACGGCCCAGCTGATCATGCCGGTACCGCCGCGTTGCGGGCCCGCCACGCTGCGTACCGGGGATCGTCGGTGAACTTGTCCCGGCCGTACAGCCGGTTGAACAGGTCCACCTGACCCCATGTCAGCGCGTCGCGGTCGGTCGAGCTCGCGCTGCTGCGGAGGGTGGCCGATACCAGGTGCCGGACCCGGGCGGCCGGGACGATCATCGGGTCCACGCCGGCCGCGACGCACTGTTCGAGCACGGCGTCGTCGCAGCACCAGAACCGCAGCCGTTCGTCGAACCCGCCGATCTGCTGCCACAGCTTCCGGGTGATCATGTAGCACCAGCCGGACAGGTGGCGGCCGTTGACGCGGCCGGTCTCGTTCCCGTCGAGGTCCCGCTGCCGGTGATCGCCGGGGTTCAGCGGGGACACGATCGGGTGGCCGGCGGCGAGCAGCTGGTGCAGCCAGCCGTCCTCGAAGACCAGGTCGTTGTTCGCGATCATGATCCACTCGGCCGAGCCGAGCCGGGCGCCGCGGTTGGCGAACTCGTTGAAGCCGAACGGTTCGGGCGCGTGCACGGTCTCGGCGCGCTGGTACCGGACCTGCTGCTGCTCGAGCACGATCACCCGCACCGGCAGGGTGTTGGCGCCGGCGAGACAGGTATCGATCGTGTGCTGCGTCATCCGGCGCAGCCGAGCACCGGTGGCGTTCGACAACACCACGACGTCGACGATCGGCGGCTGGTCGGGCCGGGTCCGGATCACGCCGCGGCGGTGCTGCTGCGTCTCGGTGGTCTCGTCGCTGTAGTCGTAGTGGTACAGCACCCGGTCGATCGCGTGCTCGGTCCGCAGGTGTGGCAGCAGCAGCCGGGAGTATGCCGAGTCCTCGCCCCTGATCAGGTTCGGGAACGTCGCCTGCAGCGCGACCTCGCGCCGGATGCAGCAGATGTGGTTCGGCAGCCGCCGGTACTCGGTCGGGGTGTTCAGGTCCCGCCCGAACGCCTTCGAGTACCGGCAGATCTTCGGCGGGCCGCCGTTGATCGTCACGGACGCCAGGAACGTGATCACGTCGACCCCGGGGTTGGCGTCGATCGCGGCAAGCACCGACGTGATCAGGTCGGGTTCGATCCGGTCGTCGTCGTCGATGAACTGGACGTACTCGCCCCGGGCGGCGTCGACCATGACGTTGCGTTTCTCGCCGAGCATCATGGCCTTGTTGTCGGTCAGGATCATGATCTCGACCCGGGCCCGGTCGGCTTCCGGCAGCGCGTCGTACTGGGGCCAGATCTGGTCTTGGATCGCCCGGCCGAACGTGCGGTAGCGGGTGTTGGTCGAGCAGGTCAGCAGGGATAGCGCGACGCCGCCCGCGGGGGTGCGGGCGGCGTCGCTGGGCGTGCTGGTCATGCCTCAGCCGGTGGGTCGAGGTCGACGTCGCGGACGGTGCCGGGCGTCGCTTCCTGCCGGCCCTGGCGCAGCGCTGCCCGCTCGCGGGACCGCGCCCTGGCTTCCGGCGTCACCCACTGCCGGGTGATCAGCGCGATAATCAGCAGGCCGACCGGGCCGATGGCGGCCATGATCGCGTCCTGCTGGTCCTGCGTGAGCGGCAGGTTGAACGCCACCAGGACGCCGAGCACCGCGGCAACCGCCGCGCCGATGACTCCGAGGATGACTGCGGGTTCCTTGTTCATGATCAACTCCTCACCTTGAATCCGTTCCGTTTGCCGAGCCGCTCGAGTGACTTCCGGCCGGGGATGCCGTCGGAGTCCTTCCCGCGGTAGCTGCCGCCGGCCTTGGACTCCTGCCACTTCGAGTACGCCTTGACCGTGAGCGACCCGAACGACCCGTCGCGGGCGTACCGGGCCGACAGCAGACCCTCGGCCTTCAGCGCGGCCTCGACGATCTTCACGTCGTCGGCGGCGCCCGGCGTGGTGCCTCCCTGCTTGCGGTCGGTGTCGCGTTCCGCAGCCTCGATCAGCTGCGACAGATCCACGACCTTGACCGCGGATCCGCCGCCACCGCCGGCGACCGGCGGCGCCACGTACGCGCCGGTGCCGAAGAACACGTGCACGTGATCTTCGTGCTTGCTCGCCCCGCGGTAGTCCTCCCACCGGCCAGACTTCCCAGGGCTGGTCGACCGAATGTGCTCGTCCCAGATGACCCACTTGACGCCGAGCCGCTTCCGGTTCTTCCACAGGTAGCTGGCAATCAGGTTGCCGACGACCATCCCGAGCCCGGGTCCGGTGATCATGAAGTCCAGCGCACGGCCGGTCGGGTGTTCGGAGCCGGACGACCCCATGCCCCAGATCCGGGTCAGCTTGTAGCCCTTGCTGGCCACGTAGTCGACGATCTCTTCGGCCCGCGATCGGGTGGCCTTGGTGACCTTGCCCATCTTGTCGTAGACGCCCATGGCTCAGGCCTCGTCTTCCTCGTCCGGGTCGTCCTCGCCCGACTCGGGGTCGTGGTCCAGGTCTTCGTCCTCGGGGGTGACGTCGCCTTCGTCGGGCATCACGTCGTCGTCGTGATCGTGCTCGGTCATCGGGTTTCCTCTCCGGTTGGTGGTGGCGGGGTGACCGTCACCGTTTCGGTGGGGCCTGGTGCCGGCTGGCACGGGCCCGCGTCTTCGGTGGTGCCGTCGGTGTAGGTGATGCGCCAGCGGCCGTCCAGGCACTTGGTGCCGTCCTCGGCGATGCCGCGGCCCGGTGGGCCCGGGCTGCCGGGCGCGCCGTCTTCGCCGTCCTGGCCGTCTTTCCCGGGTGGTCCGGGCTCCCCGGTCGGGCCGGGCGGCCCCGGGCTGCCAGGGGCGCCGTCCTGCCCGTCCTGGCCGTCCTCACCGGGGGGCCCTGGCACAGTCGAATCCGCACCGGGTACGCCAGGTGGCCCACTCGGCCCAGAGTCGCCATCTGGACCAGGCTTCCCCGGCGCCCCGGGTTTTCCCGGCGGCCCCGATGGGCCGGGCGAACCGTCCTCGCCGGGCTCCCCGGGCGGCCCTGGCGGTCCCGGCGGACCGGACGGACCAGCAGGGCCAACCATCGGGGGCGCCGGCGGAGTCGGCGGCGGCTCAACAGGTTGCTCGCCGGCCGCCCTGAGCCGGTCGTTCGCCTCGGTGATCGTTCGTCCCTGCGCCTCGATCGCACGGGCCTGAGCGTCGAGCCGGAACCACATCGTGGCCAGCAGCGCCAGCAAGATCAACGACGCGGCGGCCGCCACCACGCCCATGATCACCGACGCCCTAGGCGTCAACAGAACTTTCGGCATCGTCGTCACTCCCCGGGGTGGAGTCCTGGCCGGCGATCGTCCGGAGGTAGCGCCGGACCCGCGGCGGCAAGAGATCGAGCGCGCCCTTGGACTCGAGCGTGTCGAAGATGATCAGCAGCATCGAACGGTCCGTGGTGCGGCTGGCCGTAGCTTTCTGATACGAAGCCAGCGCCGCGATCACACCGGCGGCAGCACCGCCGAGACCGACGACCAGCCCCGTCAGCAATGTCAGGTCCACCCGCCGCCCTCCTGATCATGACCCGCCGTTCGGGTTGCCGCTGGACATGTTGAGGTCAAACCGCCAGCGGCCGCCGGTGTAGGTGATCGTTCCGCCCTCGACGAACCCCGATGCGAGCTCGACGGGCATCCATTCCGGCAGGTCGGTGATCGTCAGCCAGGACCCTGGCCGGCGCGCCGAGTTGAGCAGCAACATCAACAGCCGCTGCGCGTTGCCGTCGGTGTTGTCCACGTGCTTGGTGTCGAACTCCACTCCGGACAATCCCCAGTCCGACGCCCGAGCAGACTGCAGCACATGGTCACCGGTCCGTTGGGCCGCGGGAAGTGAGGAGAATTCCGTTGCGAGGTTGAGGTTCCGCGCCCCGTAGATCGCGGACGCGACCAGGTCGACCCGCGACTCGGTGCGCTCGATGAACGACGAATCAGGTTGGATCTGCTGCCAGGTGACCGCGGCCACCGTGATCACCTGATCGGCGGCCTGCGTGATCGCGATCTTGGAAGCGTCCATGTTGCAGGCCGACAGCTGGCCGACCGGGCCCGACCAGCCGGACCACCGGTTCAGCGTGTTCTCGATCCAGGCGTGGTTGCGGGCCCCGGGGACGCTGATCGGCCATACCGCCCCCAGCACCATGGAGGCGTAGTCGCGCAGCAGACCGAGCGCGGGCTGTGCATCGACGTCGCGCGGGATGACGAGCTCCCAGTTGAGCAGGTCGCGCGATACCGAGAAGTCGGTCACGGGCAGCGGGATGAGGTCGATGATCCGGTCAATCCGGGCGTCGCTCGTCTCGCTCGGCCACGGCTCGTCCCCCACCACGACGTTCTCCACCTCGGCGATCTCGCCCGTGGCGGTCACGTCCAGTTCGATTGCGCCGCGGCCGGTCGCCTTCACCACGGTCAGGTCGGTGACGCGGCCGGCCCAGACCTGCACACGCTCGGTAGCCAGCGGTGGCGCCGTATAGGTGATCGCGTCCACGTCGGGCATACCGCCCGCGAAGTCCCGACTCTCAGGGAACACGGTCAGCGCGAACACCGGCCACCGCGGCAGCGCCGGGATCGACGCGTTGCGGACCGTGCCGGTGTAGGTCTCCCAGTTCCCGGTGCCGGTGATCGTCCGTGCGAGCGCGCCGTCGACGGTCATGTTGATGGTTTGGCCGTCGACCGTGGACGCGGAGAAACCGCGTGTGGAGAACGAAGCCGTGGTGCCAGCCGGCAGCCGGGCCATGAACGAGTAGGTCCAGACCTCGTTCGGTTGGAGCGGGCGCAGGTTTCGCATCCAGGGACGCCCCCACTGCGCCGGCGGGAACAGGTACCGGGCCCGGGTGTTGTCGTTGTCGAGCAGCGCGGACCGCGATCCCTGGCCGACCGGGAACCCGCTGCCCGTGTCGTAGATGCGCACGGTTGCGTTGGTGCTGGTGGCGTTGTAGCGCTCGGTGCTGGTTGAGGCGTTCGCCGTGCCGGTCCACGCGTAGGTGTAGCCGGGCCGGGCGGTCGTCCCGTCGAAGTAGACGTCCAGCGCCGAGCCTTCCTGGATCAGCAGCCCGTCGACCCACATCACGTCCGCCGCGAACGAGGACCCGTTGCAGACGCTGATGATGCACTGGGTGACGTCGACGGCCACGGTGAACGTCAGGGATAGCCGGTACACGCCGGCCGCGTTCGGTGCGGGGGCCGACCGGGCGACGATCGTGGTCGCACCGCCGGTCGCCTGGTGCAGCCGGATCCGCCGCGCGTCGGTATTCAGGGTCCCGATCTGGGCCGCGGTAAGACGGATGTACACCGACACGGTGTAGGTCTTCCCGGTCTCGAACGCCGTCATTCCACTGCCACCCAGCGGGAAGACGGCCGACAGGTTGCTCGACCCGTTCGGTGTGATCGAAAGCGACGTCGAGCCGAACTGCGCCCAAGCATTCGAAATCGCCAGCGTGGCCGAACCGCCAGCCGTCTTACCGCTGGTCGTGGTGAAACTCGGATCGGTGGCCAGGTTGGTCCGTTTCAGCGCGGACGGCAGCGTCTCCAACGCCCACCAGCTGTCCAGCAGCTCGCCGCCGGAGGTCCCTGCGCTCTCGAACCCCTGGTTCATCACGACCTGCGGCTGCGGGTCCGGGTTCGGCGCTTCGGCGAACACGTCGACCTTGGACCCGACATGGATCGTGTCGACGATCGGCTGCGGATTCGTCCGCTGGTCACGGAGCCGGAACGACGCCGAGCCCGCATCAGGCTGATCCCACGCACCGGGCCGGCCCCAGGTCATCGTCAGCGGATCGAGGATGGTGGGTGCGCCGGCGAACAATGCTTCCCGGGTGCAGGCGATCGGCTGACCGTCGATCAACACCTCGCATGTGGCCGATGCTCGCTCGGCCATCAGCGGGCCCTCCGGTTCACCTTGACGCCGCCACGGTTCCGGTCGTACCGGTCAAGCAGGCTGATGACCTGTCGGGCCACCGCGTCGGGATCGAGCGCGCCGTCGATGTTGATCACGACCGTCGGTGCGTCCTTGGCCTTGGTCAGGTCGGACCACTGGCTGCCGGTGAGTACGGGTTCGGGGCCGCCGGTGCCGTTGTAGGCCAGCGTGAACCCGGGCTGCAGCATGCCGCCCGAGTCGAGGGTGACGCCACGGGCCCGCATCACCGTGCGCGGGTTCGGGCCCGGGTAACCGCCGCCGACCCGCGTCTCGAAGTGCAGGTGCGGCCCGGTGCTGTTGCCCGTGTTCCCGGACCGGCCGATCACCTGGCCGGCCTTCACCCGGTCACCGACGCTGGTCAGCAGCTGCGACAGGTGCGCGTACACCGTCACCAGCCCGTCAGCGTGCCGCAGGAACAGGTGGCGGCCGTAGCTGCCCGTCAGGCTGGCCGCCTTGGTCACGATCGCGTTCGACACCGCGTGCACCGGGGTGCCGATCCCCACCGGCATGTCCACGCCGTAGTGGCCCGGGTAGCCGAGATAGCCGTTCCCGATCCCGGCCGCGACCGGCTTCACCCACGGGCCCGTACCGATCGACCCGCCGACGGAGCCGAGCTCGGCTTTCTGCTCGGCGTCCTTCCCCGATGCCCAGCTGGTGATCTTGGACTTCAGCTGGTTGAGCACGTCGGGGATCAGGTCAGCCATCGGGACACCGGTCGTCGGCGCGTTCGGGATCGCGCCCATCACCTGCGACACGGCCCACTTCGCGCCGCGCTGCGCCATCTCGGCAACCAGCTTCGCCGGCCGGCTGATGAACTCAGTGAAGTTGTTCCACCAGTCGCCCGGCCCGCCGATCGCCTCGCCGCGGTTCAGCTTGTCGATCTTGTCCCGGCCGAGCCGGCGCGTCGCCTGCGGGTTCAGCACCGACTCGGTGCCAAGCAGGATCGCCGGGTACTCGCGGCCATCCGGCCCGACCCGCGACGTGCCGCGGTGGAACTTCGGCAGCGTCGGAATCGTCAGACCGAACTTCGACGTCACGGTGTTCAGCGGCTTGATCAGCTTGTCGTTCAGCCAGCCAAAAACGGTCCGGATCGGGCCCTTCACCTTGTCGAGCAGCCCGGACATGACCCGGCCGGCGGTGTCGCGCAGCCCGCGGAAGACCTCGACGCCCTTATCGCGCAGGGCCCGGAACGGCGCCAGCACCTTGTCACGGACCTGCAGCGCGACCCGCACCGCCGTATCGCGCAGCGCGACGATCCGCGCCACCGCCCGCTCGCGCAGAGACTGCACGGCCTCGATCACCCGGTCACGCAGGGCCCGGCCGGCGGCGATGAACCGATCGCGCAGGCTCAGCGCGAACGCCACCGCCCGGTCACGCAGCGACACCACCCGCGCCACGGCCCGATCGCGGAGCCCGGTCACCGCAGCCACGGCCTGGTCCCGCATGGACCGGGCCCCACCGATCACCCGGTCGCGCAGGCTGATCACGAACGCGACGCCCTGATCCCGCAGCGACCGCACGAACCCGACCGCCTTGTCCCGCAGTCCGAGGATCGCGGATACGGCGCCATCGCGGAGCCGGACGTTGGCCTGGATGAATCGGTCACGCAGCTGCAGCGCGAACCGTACGGCCCGGTCGCGGAGATCGGTCACCCAGCCGAGCACGGTGGAGACCATGTTCCGGATCCACGAGCCGACGCGCTCGTTCGTCTGCTGGAACGCCCGCACGAACCGCACCCCGAAATCGACCGCTGCCTGCCAGGTCCGGGCGAGCCAGTCGGCGATGGCCCGGACAGCGCCGACGACCGCGTTCCCGACGGCCAACACGACGGTCTTCACCGCGGTGAACGCGCCGTTGACGATGTTCCGGAACGTCTCGCTGTTCTGGTAGGCGTACATCAGCCCGGCGACCAGGGCGCCGAGCGCCAGCACCACCAGCCCGATCGGGTTCGCCGAGAGGACGACGTTCAGCAGCGCCAACCCGGCCGTGAGCGGGCCGAGTACGGCGATGTTCTCGGCGATGAACGTAGCCAGCTGGCCGACGAACGGCAGCAGTCCCTCGAGGAACTTGCCCGCCTGCTCGACCGCGGGCCCGATCTTCGGGCCCATTTCCTCGGCGAACTTGGCCAGCGCCGGCACCGCGGTGTTGGTCACGAACGCCATCACCTGCGTGAGGATCGGCAGCAACACCGTGCCGAGCCGTTCCTGCAGGGTCTGCACCTGCGCGGCCGCGATCTTCTGCTGATTCGCGAACCCGCCGCTGGTCTTGGCGAAGTCACCCATAGCCCGGGCGCCGTCCTTGTGCAGGATCGCCTGAATGGCCAGCACCTTGTCTTGCTCGGTGAGTTCTTTCGCGGTCTTCTTGCCCGACAGTGCGAGCGCTTCCTGCTCGACCCGCGCCGCGTTGATGTTCGGGATGATCGCCTGCAGCGAGTCGTACTCGCCGCGGAGCGCCGACGTGATCCGGTCGAGCACGTCGCCGGTCTCGAGGTTGTTGAACGAACCAAGATCACCGGAGACCTGAACGATGTCCTTGCCGAACGTCGCAGCTTCCTTCGCGGTGAACCCGATCTGGCGGGCCATGTCGCCCAGCCCGGCCGAGTAGCCCAACGCTTCGGACTTCGCCAAACCGAACTGCTTCGGGGCCCCGTTGGCCCACTGCTCCATCGCCTTGGCCTGGTCGCCGAAGATCGCCCGCGACTTGCTCAGCGTCTCCTGCATGTCGGACGCCGCGGTGATCGACTGGCCGACGAAGTCCTTCACCTTGCCGGCCGCGGCCGACACCGCGTTGCCGACGATGCCGCCGGCGAACCCGGCGATACCGGCGCCGATCTTCGTCAGACCGCCGCGCGCCTTGCTGGCCGATTCCTCCGACTCGGACCCGACCCGGCCGACCGCCCGCGCGGCCTGCTCCGACGCCTGCTTGACGCTGGCCGCGGCCCGGCCCTTGTACTCGATCGTGACTTCGCGCGACACCATCAGAGATCTCCGAGCCTCGGATCGAGCGCGTCGGCGAACAGATCGACGATCCGTTCCTCGTCGTCGCGCAGCTGCGGGAACAGGAAATGGCCGTCTGCCCGGTACGGCGCGAACTGCCGCGTCCGGGGCCGGGCACCGCCGCCGAACTCGGCACCGAAGAAGATCGCGGCCGGGACCCCACCACCGGCCCCGACCTCGATCCCGTCAGCACTGGCCCGGACCGACCGGACCGCCAACGCCTCGCGCCGGCCGACCTGCCCGGCCCGCGCCCGGATCCGCGGGACCTCGACACGGCCGACGTCGGCGGCCGCGTCATCGCTGGCCCGGTCAACAGCAGCAGGGAGGCGAGACAGGAACCGCACCGCTTCGTCGATCCCCTCGACCTGGATGTCGGTCACCTGCACTCACCTCCCCTTGCGCTGCTGCTGCCTGAGCTCGTCGACCAACTCGATTGCCGTCGCGATGGTCCGGCTGCCCTCGGCCACCCACACCGACATCGGGATGCCGGTGAGGATGGCCAGGCCGATCAGTTCTCGGGCTGCGGATCCGGCTGGGTAGGGTCCGACTCGCCCGACCCCGGCTCGTCGTCGTCCTCCGGGTCCTCGAAGATCGGTTCGTAGTCGGCGACCAGCGGCAGGAACATCTCGAACTTCGCCCGGCCGGCCTTGTCGTTGATCTTTTTCGCGCGGCACGCGGCCGCCCAGCCGACCCACATCAGCGTCGACATCTTGATGTTGGCCGTGTCGGCGTCGAGGTACGCCGTGTTCTCGGCCCGCTCGAACCGGACGACGTCGACGATCGACGACTCAACCTCGAACTCGGTACCGTCGTTGAGCTCGAAGCGGTGCTTCATCGCGAATGCGGACTTACTCGCCATGATCATTTCCTTTCGGTTGTGGGAGTTGGGTACTGCTGAAAATCAGGAACCGACGATCCCGGCCCACGGCTCGGGCTGGCCGTCCACCGGGAGCTCGACGGTCTGGTTCGAGGACGACCCCTGCTCGCCGCCGATCGCGCCCGCGATCAAGGTCACCAGGCCCGTGTAGCCGTCGCCGCCGGCCCACGGCGCGAAGAAGAAATCGACCTGCTCGCCGTGGTGGGCCAGCAGGTAATCGGCCAGCGCCTTCTCGGCCGTGGTGGCGTGCTTGCCGTAGATGTAGCCGAGGTTCAGCGACCACACAGGGTTGCCGACGTCGGCGAACTGGCCGTCCGGGCAGAGCGTTTCCTCGCGGACGATGTTCGTATCCGGGCTGAGCAGAACGGACTTCAGTTGGCACGCGAAGTCGGTTCCCGTCGCCTCTGATCCCAAGATCAGATTGACGTCCTTCATGTTGATCAGCAGCTTGAGATTCGGGTCGAGTGCCATGATCGTTTTCCTTCTATCCGTCGAGGTTGGTCAAGATCGTTTGCGCCGGGTACTCGTGGCCCTGCAGCCGGAATTGGCCGGGCAGAGACCGCTCAATTTCGGACCAGTGGCACAGGCCACCGAGGTTCTGATCGGCGCCGAACGCCGCCGTGAGCGCGGCGACGACCAGCTGCCAGATCCGTTCGAGCTCGTCTTGCTGGTGGGAGGCATCGCCGCCGGGCTGCTTGACCACGACCGCGATCGGGATCTGCGACCGGTCCATGCACGGGCCGACGTTCGGCGTCCAACGCGGAAGACCGATCGCGATCAGCGGGAAGGTGGGTTGCGCGTCGATCGCCGACTCATAAACCGTGACCGCCTGGCCGTCGACGGTGACCCCATCGACGGCCAGACGGCAGATCTCGGCGAGCTTCGCCCGGCCGGCCGCGTGGTCGATCATCCGAACACCACCGGCCGGTACGGCCCGATCAGCGATTCGACGTCACGGTCAACGGTCGGGACCCGGGCCGGCCCGAACTCGCCCATTCCGAGGAACCCGTCAGGGCTGTTCCGCCGCGCGAAGTAGCGCGCCGTCAGCTGCCGGACCGCCTGACCCAGCGACGCCGGGGCGGGCGGCACCGGGTCAGGCGGATTCCCCTCGGCATCCGGCACATACCAGGCGCGGATGCGTTGCCAGACGTAGTCCTCGGCCGCCTCCCACAACGGCTTCAGGATCGCGTCGTCCGCGCTCGGTGCGACCGAGGCTTTCACCTGCTCGTACGCGGTGATGTCGGGCCGGGCGGCCATGATCAGCTGCCGACGGTCAGCTTCGTGAACGCGGTCGCGTCGAGCATGCCCCACGCCGCGTACCCGCCATAGGCGACCTCGACGCCGAGCACCTTGGGCTCGATCGCCTGCAGCAGCCCGATCCGTTCCTCGTACGCCTCGAACAGCGCGTCACGGCCCACGATCACGGTCCCGGCCGGCAGGCCGGGCGCCATGACCCGCGGGATGTCGAGGATGTCGCCGGCGAACCCGGTCGGTTGCGACGACCCCGGGTTGTCGTTCGAACGGTTGGTGGCACGGGCCGCCGAGATCACCGAGCCGAGCGACGCCCACATGTCGATCGACGTCCAGATCCGGTTCGGCAGCCGGAGCGACGTGGCGCGCCGGGTGCCGTTCGCGGTGGCCGACTTCACGGCCGCCTGGTACAGCGCATCGATCCACGCCTGCAGGCTGTTCTCGTCCGTCACCGCCTCGGTCTGAGTGACGGCCGCGGCGAACTCCTGCGCCGCGGTGTCCTCGGTGTCGGCGCCGTACTCCATCTGCAGGTCCGTGATCAACGCGTTCCACGCCGACGGGCTGGTCCAGTCGATGTCCTGCCGGGACACGTTCAGCGTGCCGCCGAAGGTGCGCTTCGTGAACGGCAGACCCTCGACCTTGAACTGCCGGGACACGAGCTCGGTCTTTTCGGCCGTCTGCTCGTCGACCCGGGTGTGCTGGGTGACGTGCGGACGGTGGAACACCTTGCCCGGGATCCCGGCGAGGTTCTGCACGCCGATCGAGGACAGGAATGGCCGGGCGCCGTCGAGGTCGGTCAGGATCTGACCGATGATCGGTTCGGGCAGCAGCCCGGGGGTATCGGCCGTGGTCTGGTGCACGATCCGGGTCTGCACCGCCGCCATGACCCGCTGCAGCGCCTCCGCGTCTGGCTTCAGCTGCTCGCCGGGGTAGCCGACGGCGCGGATCTTGTCGACGATGAAGTGGCCGGCGGTCGGGTACTCGACCGGCCGCGGCGTCACATCGCCGAGCCGGGACCGGCGGCCGCCGTCGTCCTGAGGCTCACGCCGGGACGGGGTCGGCTTGGCAGCGCGGTGCTCGCCGACGATCGCCTCGAACTCCTCGAGCGGCTTGATCTGCTCGTCCAGCTTGACGATGCGTTCCTTCGCGGCGGTCAGGTTCGACCGCTCGGCGTCGACCAGGTCGCGGCCATCCTCGTCGACCTTCGACAGCAGCTGATCGATGAACTGGACCTGCTCGGCGCGATCATCGCGGAGCCGGGTCAGAACGGGATTCTCTCGGGACATGGAAAGGGCCACCAATCGATGAGGCAACGGTTAGTTGCCTCACGTGGTGGCCCGTCCCGGCTGCCAGGTGGTGGCCCGTGCTATCTGCTCCGGCCTGGCTCGCCATCGTCTCCGGCGTGAGGTCTGTTCGGTGGAATGGTACGTCGCGCCGCCGACTTTCGACCAGCAGGCCGCCGGCCGCCGCGTGTCGTGATAGGCGGCTCGGGCGTCTCGACCAGCGGATGACGGCCGGCGCCGGCCCTCATCATGGCGACGACCCATCGCCGCAACTCGGCCGGTGTCACCGCTGCCGCGCCTGCTCGGCGAACGCCCGCCAGCTGTCGATCTCGGCCGACCGCCGACGTTCGCCGCGCTGCTGCTGCGCCGCCCGCGACCGAACCAGCGACACCTGCGCACCCGCGTACGCCGGGGTCGGCGTCAGCGAGACCTCGAGCAGCCGAGCCTGCGACCGGGTGATCCACGGCAGCCCGTTGTCGTCGAGCTCGATGTCGTCCTCCTCGACCATCGGGGAGAACCCGACCGACATCCCGGTCAGCATGCCAGCCGCAGCTTTCCGGGCACCCTCGACCGCGAGCGGATCCTGATCGTCGAGCCGCCAGACCCCGTCCAGCCCGTCGTCCGACTCGCGCCACTCGGTCGACACCCCGATCGGGAACGTGCGGTTGTCGTGCCACAGCAGCAGCGGCAGCCCGGCCGCGGCCTCGCGGATCGACTTCTTGAACGCGCCCCGGGTGATCCGTTCCATGAACCAACCGACGTCGGTCCACGTGTCGTACGGCACCGCCCGGCCCTCGAGCCACAGCCCGCCGGCGCCCTTCGTAGCCTCGATCTCGCGGAGCTCCAACGCCGGGTACGTGCGGACCTCCGGCGCCCTGAGAGTGACAGATTCCATGATCATCCTTCCTGGTCTTCCTCGTCGGCCAGCTGCTCGTCCTGCTGGTCCTGGTCCTGCTCGGCCGCGGCAGCCAGCGCGGCCGGGACCGGCTTCGGCTTGAGCTCGGCCGGCACGTTCGCCGAGTAGCCGAGATACACCCGCGCTTCGGACTGCGTCAGGACCGCCTTCCCACCGGTCGCCGTGTTCAGCGCCGTGACCATCGTCGGCAGATCGTCCTTCAGCACCGCGATCCGGTCGAACCGGACCCGCCGCCCACGCGGGAGCCACGCCGCCGACCAGGTGCCCTCGAAGTCCTCGAGGATCGGGCCCACGGTCTGCCGGATCAGGTTCAGGTACATCGGGCCCGGCGACCGGTACGTGAACGACCCGGCCGGCGCGCCGACCCAATAGCCGTCGAGGTTGAACATGTTCGCCACATCGGTCAGGGACAGCTTCCGTGCCTCGACCAGATCCGAATCCGTCGGCGACCACGACAGCGGGATGACCTGCGTCCCGGCCGGCAAGATCGCAGGCCGCCGGGCCGGCCCGTCGAACTTCTCAACCCAGACGTCTTTCGCCTCCTGCGCCTCGGTCGTAGACAGGTGCGGGTTCGGAGTGATCACCGCGACCGACGGCACCGCCGCCCCGTTCAGCACGTCCGACTCGTACGCTTCCTCGTCGGCGACCCGGGCCAGGGACATCATGTGTTGCTCGACGACCCCGATTCCCCGCTGCGGCATCAACGGATGCGCGCCCCGCTGGACATGGATCACCCGGTCGCCGTCGAGCTCGGTACCGCCGATCCAGTACGACACCGACCCGTCGGCAGGGTCGACCGTGACCGTCGTCCAGTCCGCCGGCAGCCACGACACCGCCGCCGGCCATCCGTCCCGATCCCTCGCGGTCACGTAGCAGAGCGCGTTTCCGTTCACCAGGTAGTCGTCCAGCTGGACCCCGACCCACCACGCCCGGGACTGGTCCGGGTCGGGCTGCTCGAGTAGCCGCGGCCGCGGCAGGAACTCGTCGTCCTTCATGTCGTTCAGCGGCATCTGACGGGCCATCCCGCCGATCAGCTGCAGCGCACGCGCCACAGCAGGGATCGACTTCGCCCGCGTGACTGACATCGGCAGCCCGACCAGCCCATCGGTCGGCGCCGGGAAGATCACCCGGTTCCAGGGTTGTGTGGCGATCGGCCACACCATCGCGCTCATCCCGTAGTCCTCTCAGTAGATCCGGAACGGAGCCGGGGCCGGCTCCGGGTCAGGCATGTGGTCGAACCCCCACACGGCCAGCGTGTGCGCGTCCAGCACCGTGATCGGGACACCGGCCGTCGGCGCCCACACCCGGGATCCGCCCATCCGACGCCAGGCCGCCACCCGGAACGCGTCGAGCAGCCGGGGATCGTTGTCGTGCGTCAGCCGGCCGTCGGTCAGCTGGTCCTCGACGACCGCGCAGCCGGCGCCGTAGTCGGTCTGCGACACCCGCAGCACCGGCACCCCGGCCCGGTCGAGCTCGTCCGCGACGTTCCGCGCCGGGCCGGCGTTCAGCACCGTGACCGCGCCCACCGAATTGGCGCCGTCGTTCGACGCGACGAGCTCGGCCGCGCGCGCCGCCGCCCAGCTCGAGCCCGGCCGGGAGTCGAGCACCTGCGTCAGCGCCCGGCCGCCGGCATCCCGCCACGCCGCCGAGATCGACGCCTCACGCCGCTGCTCGTCGACCTGCAGACCGAACGCCACCCGCACCCGCTCAGGGATCCGGTCGACCGTGAACCGGGCCGCCAGCACATCCGCCGGGATCACCGACTCGTCGGCCGTGTCGTCCTCGTCCAGCCCGCCGTACGCCCGCAGCACCGCCGCCCGCCCCAGGTCGGCCAGTTCCTCGAACAGGAACCCGGGCCGCACGCCGTGATCCCGCCGCGGATGGTTGTCCAGAATCACCGAGATCAGCCGGTCGTCCTCGAGTTCGGCGACCGGTCCGCCGTCGACGACCTCGGGCACGCACCACTCGAAGAACGCGATCCTGGCATGGCCCTGCGACTCGACCGCCGCCCGCCCGCGCATCCGGTCCGCCTTCAACCACTCCGACCGCGCCGTGCCGGCCGCGCTGAGCTTCCACTCCTGGCCAGCCTTCACCGACCACGCCGGCCGGTAGCCCTTCTGGATCGCCTGCTTCTGCGCCAGCGAGAACGACCAGAGCTCGTCCACCCACACCAGGTCGGGGTCCTCGCCGTGCATCGAATCCTCGTCCGGCGCGAACGGCACGAACTTGGACCCCGTCGCCGGCCAACGCAACGCCTCACCCATGTTCGAGATCGTCCGCCGTACGGTCGGCTCGCCGATCGCCCGCACGATCACCTCGGACGTGTCCCGCCAGCGCTTCACCGCGTTGTCCCGCTTCTGCGCCGTGATCCACGCCTGCCGCGTCTCCCCACGCCGGCCGCACCGGTGCGTCGTCACCGGCTCGATCAGCACCGTCTTGCCGGACCGGCGCGGCACAAGCACGATCACTTCGTCGTAGGCGAGTTCGCCCGTCGCCGGGTCGACCTCGAGCGCGACGTCAACGACGTACCGCTGCCACGGAAACAACGGCTTACCCAGCTGCTTCGCGATCCGCGCCACCGCCGGGCCGAACGTCGGCCGCTCAGGACTCCTCGACGTCGCCCAGCGTGGGGCCGGACCCCAGCGCGGCGGCCAGTTCGTCGGGCTCGCCGTCGTCGTCTCGATCTCCGCCGCCGTCATCAGGCACCGTCCCCGGCCGCCGGTCCAGCTGCCCGACCAGCGCCAGCAGCCGGCCCGACGCGCTCAACCACAGCCGCGGATCCTGCTGCCTCCGCGCCGCGTCCACCAGGTCCGCCGCGCCCCGCGCAATCTCCGCCGTGATCCCGTCCATCCCCGTCAGATCCCGGTCGCTCAGCGCCGCGTCCAGCGCTTCCCGCGCCGGGCCGGCTTTCGCGCGCGGCGTCCGGAAGTACCGCGGCGGCTTCGTCTCGGTCAACGGTCCCCCTCGGGTCGCGGTGCGGTCGGTAGTTCGGGTTCGGCGCGCCGCACCGGACGCACACCGGCGACGACGTCCCCACCTCGCCCGGATAGGCGAACCAGTGGCGCACGTAGAACCCGTTCACACACCCGGTCACCGCTGCCCCTCGGCCGGAGAGAGAGAACTCCGGACAGCGGAGGTGTCCGCCAGCGACGCGCCCTCGAAAAAACTGGGGTCTGACTTGGGGTGATGATCTTGGTCTTGACGTTTCGTGACCTCGGATGAGGGACCATGATCAACTTCTGGTTGCTGGTGGAACGCGCAGTCACAGTCGGCGCCTGCGATCCGGTCGGCGCAGAGCGTGTCGTGTCCGTCGAGCTCGGCGGCGGTGACGGTGGTTGGCGTGAACCAGACTTCGTCGAGTGGGCGGAGCTTGCCCCTTCGCCAGCAGAGCGCGGTGAGTGCTCGGTCGTATTGCCGGCGGCGGCGCTCGTCGAGTCGTCGGGTCATGGCTGGTCGGGGAGGTCGAGGGCGGAGCGGACTGCGGCGTCCTTGGCTTCGAGCAGCTTCCGCAGGGTGACGGTGGTCTCGGGTCCGTCGGGCAGGGTGTTGGCGACGTAGTGAGCGAGCTCGTAGAACCGGACGCTGATCCGGGCGAGCTTGGTGGGCAGGTGGTCGTAATCGAAGTACCGGAGCAGGGCGGCGGTTGCGGGATGCATGGTTACCACTTCCGTTCGGGTGCGGTGGGCTGTTGCTGGTGGGCGAGTTGGCCGCCTTGGTGGTCGCTGCAGGGTCGGCACTCGGGCTGTAGCTGGGTGTCGGTGCCGCCTGCTGATCGGGCGGTGACGTGGCCGGCGACGAGGTCTTGGGGTCGGGTGATCTGGCGGAGGCAGCGGGGTGATCGTTGGGCTGCGCAGTTCAGATATCCGTTTCGGGCGAGCGCGGCGAGTAGTGGAATTCGGAGTCGGCGCCATTCTCGGGTTGATCCGGTCTTCCGGAGGGCGCTGCTCGGCATGGTCGAATTGTAGGTCTGGTGAATTCGGGTTGGTGAATTGTTGGGCTGCTGGGCGGGGTGTGTCCACAGGGTCGCGCGTGCGCACCTTGGGCAGGTGGTTGAGTTGGGTCCTCTTGTGGTTCCGTCTTTCTTGGTTCCTCCTTGGTTCCTTTGTGGGACATCTAGGTGTCCCACTACTGGGTACTCAGATGTCCCACTACTTTGCGAGTGGTGGGACATCTGGATGCCTAGTAGTGGGACATTCAGGTGTCCCACTAGGTTGGCGGGTCGGTCGAGTTTTCCACAGGCTGCGGGGTGGGTGGCGTGCTGGTCGGCCGGCCCCGTACGGTCGGTTATCACAGGTGGGATATTGGCCATGATCATTCCGTTTCGGTGGGCAATTCGGGTTGGTTGAATTCGTCGAGTCGGATTCGGTAGCGGGTTCGTTTTTGGCCGGTGGCGTTGTCGACTCGTTCGATCGTGCCGGCGGCGATCAGGCGCCCGATCGACCGCTGGACGCGCTTCCGGGCGGCTTCCCACTCCGGGGTGCCGGGGTCGGGTTCGTGGCCGAGCAGGACGGCCATCAGGTACTCGTGGCCGGCCCAGTAGACGCGGGCGGGCCGGTCGCCGGTACGGCTGTTGTCCAGGGCCGTGTGGGCCATCGTGATGAGGATGAGTCGGTCGGTCTCGGAGAGTTGCGCCCAGTGGGGGTTCAGGGCGGCACCGACGAGCATGGCGCCCATCAGGACCCGCCGAGTAGGGATTCCTGGCCAGCAGCAGCCCGGGCGGCCTCACGGGTCGCTGCAGCGGTCTGACGGTGGTGGTCGCGGTCGTACTGCAGGTGGCAGCCCTGGCACATCGCCCGGAGGTTGGCGGGGTCGCAGTCCTCCGGGGTGTGGTTCAGGTGCGCGGTGGTGAGTACGACGGTCGAGCCGGTGCCGTACGCCTTGGCGCCGTGCTCGTTCGGGCAGCGCCCGGCGTGGCCACGTCCGCACTCGCCGGCGCACTCACAGCGCCAGCCGGCCCGGTCCTTGATCGAGGTCGAGATCTCGCGCCAGTTCGGCGGGTACCGGTGCCGGTTCTCTGGCCGGATGGGCATCGGGCGACCTCCTGCGCTTCGGGGTGATGGCTATCGCTTCGGCTTGGGTCTCGAAGTGGCGGATGGTGCGTCTGCCGTGGCCGGCGGCGATAGTGACCCACCACCAGCCGCGGAACCGGCCGGACGTGAGGAAGACCCGCCGGATGTGCCAGCGAGTCGGGTCGAGGGTGGCGGCGAGCCGTTCGAGCTCGTCAGCCGTCATGGTCGGCCTCGACGGTCGTGACCGGCCGCGGGTGGGACCGGATGGACTTGATCTGGCTGGCCCAGCCGATCGTGATCCTGATGGGGGTGTCGCCGGGGTGGCCGAGCCGGTGGCAGGCTTGGACGAATGCGCCGAGCTCGTCGAGGGTGAGTCCGGCCTTGGGGTCGGCGGCGTCGCGGGTGACGCCGAACGTGGCGATCGGCTTCGACGCGCTCATCGGTCGAGCTCCCGGACCGTGGCGGCGTTCCGGCGATACTCGAGAACCGCGGCCCGGAATCCGTACCCGATCCAGAACGGGATCGCGACGGGTGCGCCGAGCCCCGCCAGGATGATCAGGTAGGCGGTCCGGATGTCGCGGTGGTCGTTCCGGTTCAGCATCAGCCGGGCCATGCCGCCGACGCACAGTCCGAGGACCGCGGCGACGGCCCACAAGATCAGGAATACGGCGAGCGAGTCGGGCATCAGTCGACCTCGTCGTCGTCGGTGACCATGTCGGCGGCGAAGTGGTCGGCCAGGTTCCGATCAACCGCGGGCGCCTTGACGATGATCGCGGTGATCGATTCGGCTCGCTCGGGCCCGATCCAAAGGTCGCGGCCGGTCGGGAACCCGTGCCTGGCAACGAATCCGGCAGGGTCGCCCTGGTTCTTCCAGAACCCGATGATGGTCGAGATCGCGACGTTGTGGCCGCCGTCGACCTGCGCGGCCATGTCGTTCAGCCACTCGATCGTGGTCTGTCGGCTGTTGACGTAGTTGGACATGTGGGAGGTGTGCAGGTCCTCGATCACGTAGCTGCCGCCCGGGGTGATAGCTGGCCAGAGCAGTTCGAAGCTGCGTTGCTGGTCGGCGGTCATGTGTGAGCCGTCGTCGATGATCACGTCGAACGGGCCGAGCCGGGCGGTCAGCAACTCGACCTCGCTGGGGTCGGTCGCGTCGAGCCAGACCGTGCGGACGCCGGGGATATTCCGCCGGCCGCGTTGCTCGTCGTTGTCGACTCCGACGATCGTGGCGTCTGGGTAGTAGTCGTGCCACATCTTGAGGCTGGCGCCGTCCATGATCCCGATCTCGAGCAGCCGGCCGACGGCGGCGGGCAGATGGGTCTCGTAGAAGTCGAGATAGCCGTGGTAGGTGGCTTTGTCGGTGCCGTGGTGTAGGCCCAGCTGGTGCAGGCGGCCGTGGTTGGTGGTCACATCGTCTCGATTCGGATCAGGGCGCCGGGCCGGTCCATCCGGTCCGGGCAGCCAGGGGTGTCGGGGTAGCAGCGCCAGACTTCGCAGCTGGCAACCTGCGAGTCGTCGGCGATCACGCCGCCATCGGTCAGGCCGTCCAGGACGGCGCGCAGCAGCTTGTCGGCGTCTCCGCCTGCCGACCGGGTGATCGGCCACGGCCGTTTCGTCAGGGGTACGGTCTTGGGCCGCTCGACGGTGAAGGTCACGGACACGGCGACCGGCCCGGCCAGCTGGTGGCCGATCTTGGCGAGCAGCGCGCCGGCGGCCGCGGTGACCTTGCCCTGCCATACCTCGAGCTCGCGCCGCTTGGCGTCGACGATCAGGTGCCGGCCGCCCTTCCCGCGGGGGCCGAGGCACGTCATGTTGCCCTTGGGAATCGGGGTCCCGTAGACGCGGACGGCGGGCATCAGTTCGCCAGCGCGAACTCGGGCCGGGTCGGGACCGGCAGCACGCCGACACGCATCAGGGCCCGCTTCACCGGGTCGGTCTCGCCGCGGATCGCGAGCTCGCGCCGGGCGGCGTCGGCGGCCATGTGCGGGGTCGGGAACCCGATCGGGTGGATGTACTCGATGAACTCGGGCCCGGACTGCAGCCGGTACATCCAGGCGCCCCAGGTGAACGTGACTCGGGCCCGCATCGATGGCCGTTTCATGATCGTTTCCCGTCTGGTCGGTGGTAGTCGGTGGGGTCGCGGCGCCGGCGGCGAGGTCGGGGCTCGCCGCCGGACCGTCACCCCGCCGACGCGGGGAGCTCGATCGGCCGCCAGCCGTCGGCCGGCTTGTACCGGTTCGCCGTGGCCAACGCGACCTGCGCGGCACCGGTCCGGTTCTCCCACTGGCCGATGGCCTTCTGCAGCCAGAACGCGAGGTCCTTGGGCGGCCGGGCGAGCAGCCGGCGCACGCGGCGTTCGAACGCGTCCATGGCTCGGCCTAGCTCGGCTTCGGCGTTGGTGGCGATCGCGGCCCACTGGTCGCCGTCCCACTCGGTGCGGAGCACGATCTCGGTCGTCGGGTCATCGTCACGGTCGAACGGCAGCGGCTCCATCACGTCGGCCGCCATCACTCGGCCTCGACGAACAGGTTGCGGCCGGTGATCACGTAGTCCGCGACGGCGAGCACCGGCGCGGCGTCAGCGTCGACGAGGGCGGCGGCGGCGCGCTCGATGGCTTGCGCGCGGCGTTCCTGGTCGTCGTACAGCTGCGCATACGTGGTCCCGAGGTTGGGGCCGATGCCGGGGATGCTGATCACGGCCGACGTGGGGGTGTCGTGTTCGGTCGCCATCACTTGGCCCCGCTCTCGTCGAGGTCGAGGGCGGAGCGGACGGCCGCGTCCTTGGCCTCAAGCAGCTTGCGGAGCGCCACGGTCGTCTCGGGTCCGTTGGGGAGCATCACCGCCAGCGAGTTGGCCAGCTGGTAGAACTTGACGCTCACCGTTTCGAGCTTGGCCGGCAGGTGATCATGTTCGAAGTAGCGCAGCAGTGCGCCGGTTGAGGGGTGCATCACTCGGCCTCGACTTCGTACGGCTCGGCCGTGTCGAACGGCAGCGCGGGCTCGCCCGTCCGATCCTCGATGGCCTTCTGCAGCGTCTTCTGCAGCGCCGGCGAGACGTCAGCGACCTTCCCGATGGGCTCGAACCGGCGGATCCGGACGTACGGCACTTCGGTGCCGTCGTCGGTGTTGGTGACGACCTTCGATGCGTCGTACCAGGTGATCGCGACGCGGAGGTCCTTCGGGTTCGCGATCAGGTCGGCGGCTTGGACGTCCAGTCCGTTGATGTTCGGGTCACCCGGCAGGGCCGAGGACAGCTTGACTGCTGCGGACATGCATTCTCCTTATGTGGTGGGGATCTGGGGGGTCAGAACGGCATCGGTTCGGGCGCGTCGGCCGGGTCGACGACCCAGATCCGTTTCAGCGCGGTGTCGCAGTGCACGCAGCGGCAGATCGAATGAGCGCCCGGCTCGGGCGCGTGCTTGCACGGCAGGTGCTGAATGATCACGGTCGTGTCCCGCAGATGCCTTTCAGGTAAGGGTGTCTTGGCCGTTGACCAGGGCTTCGAGGGCGTCCAGATCACGGCACTGCTCCAACGCCTTGATCACGTCGGACGCCTGCGAGAACGTGAGCTCGTTGGTGCTGGTCAGCTGGTCCCGCCCGGACAGCACCAAGGTGAACGTGAGCCGCATCGCCCGGTCCTCGACCTTCAACCGGGCGAAGTGCATCATGATCGTTGCCCGCTGACCGGGTGACAGTTGGCGGCGGTCGGCGGTGTCGATCACTTCGGCGTCGACGGGCTCGGCGTCGGCCGGCTCGGGCGTTGTTTGCCGGTTGCTTGACTGGCCGCGGTGCTGCTCGGCCAGCTGTCGGAACTCGGCCTGCTGTTCCTCGAGGGAGGGTGACGCCGGGGCGGTAGGGGCTGAGTCATCCGCCCCGGCGTCAGTTGAGTCCGGGACGGAGACGGGGGGCGCCGTCTCGGACTCGGGTCGGCGGCCGCGGGTAGGTAGCGCGGGCCGCCGACGTTCAGGGGTGCCCTGCTCGGGCGTGGACGCTCCAACCGGATCAGGCTCGGGGTTGGAGGGTGCCGGGGACGCTGCATCGTTCGTTGGAGCGTCGGCCGTCTTCCGGGCGCGGCGGACCTTCGTCGTGGCCGGGCCGGCGACCTGCTCGACCTCCCTGGCCGGGCCCTCCCACGGCGTCACGTCGTCCATCTCTTCGAGCGCGCGCATGCCGTGGATCACGTCGGCGAAGATCATCCGGCAGAGCTCGACCGATGCCCGGGCGGTCAACATCTGCCGCGGGTAGGTCTTCCACTGGTTGTTGGACATCAGCCCGGCCTGCCGTGCGTCGTCGATCGTCCACGTGACCGTGGTCCAGTCCTCGTCCCCGCGCCGGCGGCCGCGAGCGGTGCACCGGGCCGATGTGGACTCGACGAAACCGAGCTCGTGTCCGGCCTGCTGCACCAGCGCCCGCATCGCCTCCGCGCTGATCGCCGGTTTGCCCTTGATCACGTGCGTCGACGCCAGCGCTGTCATCGGAGCCAAGCCCAACTCACGACCGTGCAGGATCGCGGCGGCGACCTGGCCGGGCTTCCCGCGGAGTCCATCGGGTACGAAGTCGGTCGGTGCGATCTTGACGGCCAGGTCGGCGACCTGCTCGAGTACGGCGGTCCAGCTGTCGGTCACGGGGTTCAACAGCGAGAGCTCGCGGCCCTCGTACCGCTCAACGGTCATGACGCTTCCTTTCGTGCGCGGTAGCGGGCTACGGCGGCTCGGTTCTGCTCCCGAATCCGGGATGCGCGGTCGGGGTCGGACATGGCCCGCAGGTGGGCGCGCTGCTTCTGCTCGGCGCGACAGGCGCGGCATTCGCGCGTGGTGTATCCGTTGCGGGAACGAGTGAGGAGTCCGACGCGGACGAGGTCGTGGCCGTTGGCGCAGTGCGTCCGGTCAGACCAGAGCGCGTCGAACACCGCCCGGGTGGCCTCGGCGGCGCGGCCGCGGCGAACGTTCTCGGCCTGCTCGACGGACTCGAGGTGGTCAGGGTTGACGCAGGCGCGGTTCCGGCATAGATGATCAAGTACGAGCCGCGGCGGGATTGGTCCGCGCAAGTGCTCGAAGATCACCCGGTAGGCAAGTTGGTACTTGCCGCGGACGGAGACCTGCCCGCGGCCGTCCTTCCGTAGGGGCCCGGTCCAGATCCAGCACCCGGCAGCGTCAACCTCAACCCGGCGCATGGCGCGTTCGTATGGTGTATCTCGGCGAGGATCTGTCATCGTCCGAACCCCGCGAGCCACATGGCGAACACCAGGCCGAGCACGACCGAGCAGATGATCATGAGCGTGTTGATCACGGCGGGGTGGTTCAGGAAGTGTTCGGCGGCTTCGAGCACGCGATCGAGCCGGGTCACAGGACGGCCCGCGCGATCTTGCGGAGCTCACGCACGCACCGGGCGCAGACCGGGCGGGAGTTGTGCGCCGGGGTCGACGCGATCGGCCACCGCAGGTTGTTGAGGTCGTTCGCTGGCCGCACCTGCCGGCACAACGGACCCCACCCGCCCGTGTGGCGGCGGACGAACACCCCGATGTGGCGGACGTGCGAGCCGAGCACGAACAGGACTTCGCCGATCATCGGGGGCCCACGATCCGCCGCAGCTGCAGCAGCGCGTCGTCGATGGCCGGCGGAGTGCTGCACATCCCGCAGCAGACCGGGCAGTCGGTGGTGTCGTCATGCGCCTTGATGGCGTCCTCGACCTGCAGCAGCACGGTCCGGACGTCGTGGATCTTCGCGCTGGCCCGCTCGGCGGCCCGCCAGTGCAGATCGAGCTCGGCCAGCAGCTTCGCCGCGTCGGCCCTGTGGTCCGCCCGCGGGTGCCAATGGCCGTCCGTCGTCCGCGCCCGGATCGCGGCGAGCTCGGCCGCGTTCACGATGCCCGCTCGAACTGCTCAGGGAACACAGCCGCACCGATCGGCGGGTTGTACCCGTCGAACTTCCGATCAGTCGCCGCCCGATGCCAGTCGTACGCCTCCCGCAGGTACAGGAACGCGTCGAACTCGTCTTTCTCGGCCCGGGCCGGCAGCAGTTCCACATCGTCGTTCAGCACGTGCGCGACCCAGCACCCGTCGATCTCGATCATGGGCTGCTCGTCGTACTCGGTCTTGCCCTTCCCGCCCCGCGGCCCGGGCACATGCCGGCCGATCTGCAGCAGGTCACAGTTCCGATAGGCCACGGTCTGCAACGCGGTCTCGGCATACACACCCTTGCCGGTCTTGACGTCCAGCAAGATCGTTCCGAGCCGCGGCGACCGGCACAACAGGTCGAGCGTCCCGGCGTACTCGCGCTCGGTGTTCGCCACCGGGCACTCGGCCGCGATGGTCTCGATCTCCCACACGTCGAGGAACTTCGCGTACGCCTCGACCTGGCTACGGATCTCGTCCGGCGCATCGAACTCACCCGTCCGGGCCAGCTTCTCGCCGGCGTCGTGGATCCGGTTCCCCTTCACCACGGCCTTACGGTTCGTGTTGTACCGGGCTTCCTCGATCTCCTTCGCCCGCTGCATCAGCGGCAGCTGCGACAGCCGCGCCCAGTGCTCGATGGCGTAGCTGGCCGACTCGCGCGCGGCCCACGACTGCAGGGCCGGCTTGTCCAGCACGTTCAGGATCGTGGTCACGCCGGGCACCTTCCGGCCGTCGAGCTCGTATCCGTGGCCGCCGCCGTAGTTCCTGCGCTGCAGCCGGTTCATCGGGTACCCCGCAGCCGGCCGAGCAGACCCATGATCACCGCGGCCAGCACCGAGAACGAGAAGCAGCCGGCGCGGCGATCGGCGGGCATGTCCGCGCCGATCCCGACGTCGTCCGGCCTCACCGTCCGGCCGCCTGACGGGCACGCTCGACAGCGAGCAGCCGACGCTGACGACGGTGGTACCGAGCACGGTTCTTCCGGGCAGGCTCCCAGTCGTACAGGCGGGACGCGGCCACCACGGCCGCCAGGCGCTCGGCTGCGGTCTGCGGCCGGTCGTCGTAGGCCACGGGCGCCATGTGGCGGCCGGGCCGATGCTGGACGCGCTCGAGCTCGAGCGCCTGCACCAGGTCCGCCGGCGTCACGATGTCACCCCGAGCGCGGCAACCACCACGTCGACCGGGGACAGCCCCAGGGCCTCGCACAACATGCCGAAGTCGTCGACGGTCAGGTTGACCCGGCCGTCGAGCATGCGCCGGATCCGAAAGACCGACTCCCCTGTCTGGTCCGCCAGGTCGACCGCGGTGACCCGCTGCCTCGCCATCTGTGCCCGGAGCTCACCCGCAACCGATGTGCTCAGATTTGTCATAGTGAGCACCATTGTTCGCGTTTCGCGCAATGTCAAGCCCCGAAGTGCTCGCGGTGCAGATTGTGCTTACTTGTGCGCGGATTTCGGTGTACGATCTGCGCCATGAGTGAAGCGAAGGTATCCGAGCTGCGGCCGACCTACGGGGCGGACACACTGCAAGACCGCGTCACCGGCGTGGTCTTCACCCTGCTGGCCATCCGACGGATGAGCCAGAACCAGCTGGCGGCGGCCCTTGAGATCGCGCCCAGCACTCTAAGCGGCAAGCTCGGCGGACGCCGGCGGTGGTCGATCGACGACCTGGCCGAACTGGCTTCGATCTTCGGGGTGAACCCGCAGATCTTCCTTCGGCAGCCGGGTGAGATCTTCGCCGCGGCCCTCGAGCTGGACGGTAATGGGGTTACTCGTGAGTAA